ACCGTTCTTTTTCCAACTCTCTTTGGTGGGCCCTTGAAGAACCACCTCACAGACAGAGTTGGGGAAACGACTGTCCTTGACCCGATTGAGTACAACGGCAGATACGGCAAGTCTCCCTGCCGTACCTTGATCTCTTGCCTCATGATACATATTCATTGCGAGACACTGAACATGTTGTTCATGATCGTATGTCGGTTTTTCTGTTAAGTTGAGTGGAGACGAGACAACCATCAATCCTGCTGCAGCAAGTTCCTTAATCATTCGCCAAGCTTCCTTTCAAGATACCCCTCAGCATACTTTTTTGATAGGTCAGTCTTAAAATACATACCGACATCCTCAACCACCTCATCAACGGTGAACTCTGAGTCTCCACCATAGAAGTATCCATCACAGAACTCTTCTACGTCCATCATCAAATTTTTCATCTTACTCATATCCATACTCCTTCATAAAGGTTTTAGTTAAGGGGCCTTGCATCTTGTATGCTTGGACTTCCCAAGGTTTTTTTTCGTATGCAGTCTTGTTGTAGTTACGATACTTACCGTCTTTACATTTCCACAACTGTTTGTAACCACCACGAAACTTATCTTTCATGCGACCAGTGGCACCTTGCCAAACATGAACCATCTCATGAATGATACACTCAATAAATTCTTCTTTAGAAACAGTCCGGCTCAAACGATGGTCAATCTCAATCGTGAAGTCACGGTCATCGTCACCCTGATAACAGAACCCCTGAGCACCATCCTCAAAAGTTTTGGTGAACTCAACAGTGATACCTAAAGTACGGTGGCGAGGCATCAACATATCCATGCACCACCAGATAATCTCATCTGCCAGTTCACGGTCTTTTTTGCGACCACCTGTAACTTCAATACCAATCATCTGAACCTCTTGTTCATCATCACTATACACATTATCACATATTGAGAGGATATTGTCAAGGAAAATCTTAGCACCTAAGTCATTGATTTATAAGGATATTAAAAAAAAGTTTAAAATTTTGCCTCATGACCCTCTAGAATCTCAGTGGGCTCTGGTTGCATATAATCTTCTGTCCAACCAAACGCTTCTCTGACCACGTTTGAAGACAAACCTTTATATTTACGGTGTAGAGCTTTATCCTTTGCAGAGACAACTATATCTGCCTCAGAATGATGCAACCCTTCCAACATCTGAATAAACATGTTTTCTCTGCGGTTCTTTGATAGGCCAGGATTACCACCTTTGATAAAGTGGAAAAGAGTTCTTGCCTCATGAACCAACATGTTATGTTCAGTTCCTTCGGGTGCTTCATTTGGTTTATATGGAACATCACCCTCTGGTAAGTCCCATTCTATTCTGGGATCAAACGATGATTTGAGAACCATTCTCAACGCATCTGTGTTGTGCTGTCGTAACAGTTCAACCTTCTGTTTTTTTGTTTTCGCTTTCGCAACCTTGTCCAAAACCTCGGACATCAGTGGTGTATATGGCATATCAAAAATCTCCTATGCTATTCATCAACTCTTGAAGTTTATTCTTTATAAAGTAATTTAGTAGTTTACTACGGTCACCTTCTTTTGCATTTTTATATTCTTCAATGCACTCTAAATGCAACTCTGGGGGTGACTGCGTTAAATCAATCAACTTCTTGTTTCTCTGGTAGTTTCTTTTTATCTCATCATTAGGTAATTGGTGTTCACACATTGGGCCTGCCCACTGTGCGATTTTCTTCTTACTCAAGGGTCTTTGCCTTAAACCATCAACGAAAGTATTATCTGGAGACAACACGTTTGGAACACCGTCACTAGTGTCACCCCTTAAAATATGCTCATGCAGATATTCACTAGGGTCAATACCATTAACAAACTTTTTAGTGATAGGACTATACTGGGTCACATTACTATATTTCTGTAACTGCACAAAGTCTTTGTCTCCCGACAATATCAAAGTCTTATCACTGTCTGATTCTAACTCGCCACACAATGCGGCAATGATATCGTCAGCTTCTGCACCATAGACCTCAAGAACTTTATATGGAAAGTTTTCTTTGATCTCCTCTTTGATAGAGTTTAGACACTCAAAAATATCGTCCCAATCATGACCAGAAGAGTCTCTAGTTTTCTTTCTGCTTGCTTTGTATTCTGGGTAGTAGTCTCGTCTCCAATAATGTTTAGAGTCATAACAGATGATCAACTCACCATACTCCTCAGTAAACATTTGACGATACATTCTTAATGAATTGAGTATCATATGTCGAACCATGCCAGGCTCCACACTGTCTCTTTTGGTCATGTGCAAATGCATCATCACACTCGCCAGACTAATCTGGTTCATATCAACTAAAATCATACTACACCTTTAAATGAGCGTTAAAACTCATACTCCTACGTTCACCCTCACTATAAAAAGGATACACAAAATGTTTTAGATATGAAGGGAACACTAACAACTTACCAACCTCTGGTTTCATCTTGAAGGTGTCACTTCTCATATCTTGGTTTTCACCAAACATAAACTCAATCAGTCCATTTGCTGGATAATGGTCTTTGGCTTCTTCCATCCATTCATCGTTCATGTTTGGTGGTATCTTTAAATAAATCACAGCAGAGAAATCTCCACTGTGATGGTGATAAGGATTATACTCACCAGCATACTGACTAACAATCCAACTGTGCGTCAAATGAATATTGTCTAGTGTCGGCAATGCATCTCTGCCTGCGATTTTCCACCAGTAATATGCTCTCTTCTTCTTAATAATATAATTAAGATAATCAACACACGCCTGACGCATTACTTTAAATAATAAGTCTCTGTCCTCTGAGGTGCGAACAGGGATTTGTACTTCCTTACTAACTTTTCCAACGAGTTTGTGCGACCAATCATACTTGACGCTTTTCTGTTCGTCATTCAAAACATCATCACCAACACTATTTACAATGTCTATAAAACGTTGAGGGACTTTTGACTCAAAAATAGTCGGACTAAAAACTTCATGAAACCTTTGGTGGTTCTGGTTCTTCTTCTTTGCCATTATCTATCTTCTCCATTACTTCCAATATATCATCAAATGCGTTTTCATTCATTCTAAAATTTACAGTTTTAGTTTCTTCATCCCTCTCCATAGGTTGAGCTTTTGTAAATATTTCCATGACTCTTGCCATAGGGTGAACAATATCCATCTCTCTATACAAAGACGCTCTCACCGACTCTATGATAAAACCCATGTCTTTTAAAAATGGTTCATCATTCACATGGAAACCATTTTCTCCAAGAGAGTGTATCATCTGAACTACGACTGCCTCTGTGAGATTATCACAGAACATAATATTTTCTTGAAGTTCAACGATATCCTCGTCAGGTAGCACTACCTCTCTTTTTGGTTTTGCCTTCCACGGCCCTTTTATTACGTTTGCGTTTTCTTTTGGTTTTTTGCACATCGGCATCTTCTACTCCATTGTCGGCGTTGTACATCTCTTGTGAATAAACTGTTCCTAGCATCGGGTAGTAAGTTCCAACACTAAACTTTGGTTCTCCTTTTTTAGGCCCTTGCCAATAGTATGCTTGAGCAATACATCTATATCTTATCCTCTTCTCTTGATGCTCTCCATAAAAACTATCAACCCAATCACCAGTTCTTAGATATGTTTTCATATTTCTAACATATCCCTCATGAACATGCATTTTTGCAAGAGCACCTTTTACTCCAGACTTATGATTTCTACGTTCTGCACTTGCGAGTTCTTTTTGTGTCTTTATCCATTTCTTGACCTTACTAGGATTGATAGGTGCATCATCAGATAAATTATGTAAACTAGAATGAATGCCTGATTTACCATACTCTGGATTTTTCGCAGCACGAGCCTCTCTTGCCTTTTTAAGTCTTTCTGCTGCAGCTTGTTTCTGCTCCTCCGTCATTGGTTTGCGTTTCTTGCGAACCTTTTTCTTTTTAGAGGGATCAATCCAACTAGAATTATCTGTTTTTGACCTTATTCGTTTTACCATCGCACTATTTATCCTTTTGTCAAGTGTGCAACTAAACCATTTACAAGAATGGCAACTCCAATCGCATTGACGATTATCAATGCACGATCATTCCACATGATGGAAACAATCAGCCAACCAGCGATACCTATCGCTTGAACAATAATGTTCCAAGGAAACATATTGTTTGACGCAAGAAGCATACCAACTATAAGAATGATTGACGATACCCATTTGATATACCAATCGACAGTGTGCAACGGTGTTACTGTTTTCGTTGCTATCTCATGTGTTTTAAGTTCTATCTCACTAGTCCTTGTTTCATTGGTTTGCTCTTCAGTTTCTTCAATAACCATGTTCATCCATTCTCTTTTGAAGTGTCTTCTTCATACGTCTTCGACCAGCCGCCTTTGCTAATCTTCTCTTTTCACCCTTGGTGCGGTGATACTCCCTCTCCCTCAACTCTGTATAAAATCCCTCTTGTTGCAGTTTCTTTTTTAGGACACGCAGTGCCCCATCAACATTATTATTACGAACTTCAACTCTCACTTAACTTCTCCTCTTCTAATATTTTTTCACAATTTTCAACCCACTCTTCAACAGTGCGGTGGCCTTTGTATATGTCTCTACCTTTGAAATTCTTTACCACCCATCTACAAAGATCAGGGTCTTTTGCGTGAACGCCCAATATCAATCTCTCCTCATTTCAGAATATGTTGTTTTATTATGTATGACAACTTCAGCATCAGTTTCAATCCAAAGTTTTGCACCGCACTTTCTCGGTTTATCTGGACTGTATATCATAGAACTGGGGCCAAGAATGTCTACCTGTGAACCATACCATGTTTTACCCTCAACCTCAACCCGACATACTGGTGATGTTTTACCATGTTTATCATTTGACTGTTTTAGGTTCTTGTTGATATGAATTATGGTCTTCATCCTCTCCTCATATTAGCAACCTCTGTTGCTTGTTTTTTACCACGAACTGGCACTGCATTTGATTTGTGCATCTGTGCAATCCCGATAATCTCTGTGCCTGTATAAACCATCTCTTTTTTCTTTGCCATGGACGGATCATAAAAACTTTGGTCGGAGTGAGAGGATTTGAACCTCTGACCCTCTGCTCCCAAAGCAGATGCGCTACCAGGCTGCGCTACACTCCGTTTGTTAGTGCTCTTAACAGAACTTGAACCTGTGACCTTACGAGAATCTAAACCCATTTTCTTTAGAAACTTTGCATGTTCCTTTTCAGCAGCAATCTGACTTTGTGTTTTCTTACGTTTTTTACGTCTGCGTGTATTAGTCGTTGTATAATACACAGGTAACATATGCATACCACTCATAATCTACTCCAATACAGGGGCTAGGGTGCAACCAATGTGCGTCAAATCAACATTCCATCCATCAGCCAACATGCCTTGAACAGTTGTCAATCCTCTGTCTCTGATTATATCTTCCCAATCGTCAACAAACTGTTTACACTCCAACTGAGTGTCGAAGTGTCGAGACAAAACATGAACTTTCTCATCTCTCACGAAACCTTCGGGGTCAGTGACCGTGAAGGCGAGAAGTAACATAAATGTTTTAATCATTCATAACCTTCCATCCTCTATTAACATAACACACGGTAATCAATTTGTCAACCCCTTTTCTTGCTTTTCTGCAATCACCCTCTTGATAATATTCTTCCCACTTAAAATTATCACGCATTTCAGTGAGTCGTTTTCTATTCTCAACAGGGCGTTCTACGAACAGGTACTTATTAGTCTCTGTTTTGCACCCAATAATTTTGCACACAACAGGACTAATAACACCT